CATGGTAATGGCCGTCCAAAGCCTCTAAGCAAGCCCGCAGCTCCACAATGTGCGTCTTTTTAATAGGCGTAACGTCCTGAACCAAAGGATCGTCCGTCCATGTCGCAGGTATTGGATTCCCGCCTGAACTTTTTGGGGGCCCGCTTGTGTAATTTCCCATATTTTTCCTTTATGCGTATACCGCTCTAGGCGGCGTGTTTTCAAATCTCGAATTAGCGCTAATATACCTTAAGCCCTGGCCGTCCTGAATCGAATCAAGGTGAACAGGAATGGTCTCATAAAACCCTTTAGTGCCGCTTGCGTTAGTTCCGTAACATTTATTATTCCCGGGTAACGCTGCCCCGCCCTCTAGCTTTTCAGTGCCGACTCCGCCGTCTTTAAGCTGCAGTTTATCGCCTGCTGAAATCTGAAATACCAAAGCATCTATCAGGCCGTCTAAATACTCCGGCGTTGTATCGCTGACATCAGCTTTCAGCTTATTCGGCGAGTTCACTTCTGGCAGGACCCCGGCTGCAGAAGGGATACTTGCCAGTCCGGTTAAAGCTGCGCCGCTCACTTTATTCGGCGTAACTATCTGCGCAAACTTTGTGTCTTCAATCCCCGCACCGGGCGCCACTTTCGCATTGGTAATTAAGAGATTCGGGTCTGTGCCTAACTCCAAGGCTTCCCAGTTTGCCCTGCAGGCAGCCGGGAAGTTAATTAAAAGCATGTCATTTTCCGGCTTCGTTTTGTCCCAAGCCATCGGATACCTCCCTATTCTTGTATTTTTCTGCTACTTTATTCATGTCGTATAGATCTGCGCCATGTTCCCGCAAAGTCTCGATCCAGCAGACATCATGCATGAATAAAGCTTGCGCGTAATTAAATGCCTGCTCAATGCAGGTAAATACCAAAGGCCGCTTTTTAGGCGTGCGTAAAATAATGCTTCCTCTTATCAGCGCATAGGCCATGTCTTTGGGGATCTCCTGCTTGCATCTTGAGCAAATCATTCTTGAACCCCTTCCGCGCTTTCCGCATGCTTAATAAACTTTTGAAGCAGGCCGTTAAGCAGCGGCTTGCTAAAGTCAGCGTTCTTGATACCGATTGTTTTTACCCGGGTTATTTCGCCGCCATCATTGACTTTATAAAGAATGACGCCGCTTGCAAAGACGCCGTTATCAAACTCAATAATCACTTTATTCGGTATCAGTTTCTTTCCCATCTTCAAACTCCATGGCTATGCCAGTCAAAAGCGCCGGTCTGCGCCACACCTTGCGCATTAAACAATTTGACCTTAAAACTCGTCGTAGACTTATCAACAAACTGCGTATAAACGCCTCCTCCGGAAGTTATCTCAATATGCACATTCGGCTCCTCATGATAAGTCTTGGTAAAAAATATCTCTTTGCCCTCATTTGCATCAGATACCGCGTCACTCCCAAAATCATCTACGTCAGGGAGATCCCCTAGATATTGCAAAGTTGAACACGTCACATAATCTCCCAAGTTCGCCCGCGTCAGAACCATCTTGAGCTGAAAGTACCTGCAATAATAATCTCCGGGCTGATAATCCAACCACTCTGACCAGTTGATATTATCTTCAGATAGGCGTATCTTAAAATTGGCCACATTTTGCGTCTCTTGTCCAGTGAACCGGTAAGATAGACTATCGTTAAAGCGCGCATCCGGATCACTGTTAAACCTTCTGCCTGTTGATAAGGAAACAATCGCCTCTATCTCAATAAAAACCGCTGCCACATAGCCGATATCCCGCACCGGCGTATCATACTCACCCAAAAGAAATCCATCAGAAATCACCAGCGTCTCAGAGCTAACTTCAAGGTTTGTTTTTACGCCTTCCCATAAGGGATGCTCTTGATATTCAGCAACGACATTTCTAAACGGAATCTCACCCACCGTAAGGACCGATTCCGTGGGGTTTTCGGAATAGTTACCTGAAGTATCAATGGCCTTGATCCAGAATTTCTGATCAATGCCTTTCTTAAGGCCCGTGGTTAGATAGTGTGTTCCCTGCTGAAATGTTATTACCTCGCCGCTTTCCCAATCTACCCCTCTTCTGATTTCATATCCCCAGACATCCACATCAGGAATCTCGCTCCAGCCGAAATAGAGCTGATCCCTGTTCTGGTTAACCAAGAAAGTTGAGACATCGCTTGGCGGCACAGACTTACCCACAACCGTGATCGAGGATTCGGGCGCAGTGGCTAAAGAACTTTCCTCATCCATATCCGTAAGCGAGGTAACTTTGACTTTATATGTGTGCCGGTCAACAATATCCCCGATAATGCGGAAATACGATCCGGTGGTCTCGCCCCTGGCGCCCCAGCTTAAGCCGCCGTCATCGCTTAAGTAAATCTTCGCCTTGGCAAAGGATTTGACATAATGGTCTACATACACCGGCCGGTCAAACCAAACATCAATCGCATTTTCAATCGTGCCGTCGGTTTTCTTAACCAAAGATTCGGTTAAGGTAAGATTTGCTACAGGCGGGATTTCTCCTGACAAAGAGGAGTAATTATTCTGCGGCAGGATAATATCAGAGTCATCATAAACCGCCTCGTTATACTCCAGGGCCTGAATCTGCACTTCATTCTTGCCTTCTCTTTGGATCGCTACGACCCTAAAGTCTTTTTTGACCTTATTCGTTTCGCCTATGGCATAGACATTAAAATCTTGCGGCGTATTTGTGAATGCCTGGCAGGTGATTTCTGTATAGGTCCCGGTAGGTGATGTGATTAACCTTTCTTCAATTACATCGTCGGAAAATCTGATTTGTATCTTGTAGGATTTGCCGTCCTCGATGGTCATCGGCCGGTCCAGCTTAATTAATATCGCTGTGGATCCATCTTTAACTCTGCCCGAGAATCCCCATTGCGGCACATCATGCGAGATTGAAATAATATCCCCTGCCTGGCAAGCAACTGCGTCAATGCCTGCCTTAAAGACAATTGAACGGTTAATATACTTTGCAACCTTTAAGGCATAGCGCGCTGCGCGGATAGCATAGCTTGCCCCAGTGGTAAATAACCGGAGCTGGCTCTTGCGCATCGGCTCGCCGTTAGCCAATGCTTCCTCATCAATATAAGCGATAGTTTCCTGACGGTAGTTTTTCTCTTTATCCGTAAACTGCACCTCGATCACATTAGGCACTTCTTTAATCGTCTTCCAGCTCTGCACAAAGCTGTCTTTGACGATATTGCCCATGCCAAAAAGCTGAGTCGGCAGGGTCTGTTTATCTATCTTAAAAGTGATCCCGCCTGCGCTGTATAAAGGCATGGCATTAAATACAGCGCTTAACTGAATCAGGATATCCAGGGCCTTGTTATTTGAGTCAATCACGACATCCAGCCTGAAGCGTTTCTCAAAACCGCCTTTTCCGTCGGCAACCTTCTCCTCGCAATACTGCGACATCTCTAATAGAGAAGCATTATCCAAGTGCGTTGTTAAAATAAATTCTCCCAGGCCGTAGCGGTTATTGACAATGAAATCTCTTAAACACCATACCGGATTGGCTGAGTATTTCTGAACATAGGTTATGCCGTCCCATTCAAGCAAAGTATCGTCGGATAAAAGACGATAAACGCTTCCGTCCCAATAATAATCTTCCCAGCTAACCGGCACTCCGGAATTCCTGATGTCCGGCACTAAAACCTTTTTGCCTTTTATAACCGCGGTAACATTCGGGGTTCCGCCGTTAAGCTGATCTGTGGCCAAAAGCTGCAGGCCCAAAAGCGCAGTATTTGGGTAGCTTAAGTCATCGGTCTTAAGCTCATCTATTTGAAATAGCGTTAAATCACCCTGCCGAAGCGGCGAAAGAGAACTATCGTCGGATGTGCGGGTGATCCTGATATCGTATTGCCCGGGGGTAAGTCCGACCTTACGAAACACCCGGCGTACTGTTGAGCGGGATTTTTCTGAAATAGTCGTCTCGCCTAAATGAATATAAGTGCTTTCGGAATGAAGTTTGTATTCAACCTTATAAGTTACGCTCCAACTTTGGATATCGCCTGATCCTGAACTCTGCTGGTAAAGGCCGTTATTCAGCCTTAAGTGGATCTCAAAGCCTTCCACATCCAAATCTACAGTGGTGTAAATATAAGGATTGTTTTTAACCAGGTTGGCGTTAACTGGATAAAGATTGTGCAGATCCTCAAAGTTGCTGACAAGGCTCTGATAGTTTGCGCCAAAGCGTTTTGAAACCGTCACTCCGCCGAAGTTAGCAATAGGATTGTTATTAATCTCGATGCTCTCGATTGACTCGATCTCGCCTTCGCAAAGCGCAAGCAGGACATTTAAATAATGGCTGTCGCCGTCTTCCCAAAGGAATTGATTGATGATATTCCCGCCGATCCTGTGCTCGCCGTAAACAATTGCCACCGGCACCCCCACCTCTTGGATAGTTTGAACTCCGTCCCAGCCGTAAGTAGGCGACCCTTCGTCTATTCCGGTTGCCGAACCTAAATTGAAATCTGGCATCTTGGGCTGGTTCATATGCTGATAAATGGCATAACCCATGGAGAGCACAAAAAAAGTAAATAGGAACGGATGCGCTACAGCCACGACCCATACTGCCGATATTATGGCAGAGATAATCGCAACCACCGGCGCTTTGACTTCCGGGATAATAGTAACCTCATCCTCATTGTCAAGATATGCTGATAAATTCTCGATGCGCTTGCCGCTGACAATAATGCGCTTATTCTCGTAATCAAATCCGGACTCAATTAAAACTTCCTGAAGCGTCTTATGGCGGGAATAAGGCACCTCTTTAACCTGAGCCTCTTCCAGTTTAAACGGATTGTCTATGTTCCTTATAGTCAGCATATCTTGTCTTTTAACCTGTAAAATCCCTCTATCTTTGCCTGCCAGGAAGGATCATTTATCCTGGAGATAATCACGCCCGGCCTTGCGCAATGGATAAATCTTCCATGACTCAAGATTATTCCTGCGTGATTGGCAATCCTTCTTGAATTAACAAATAATACTCCGTCAAGCATCTCGGGCGTCTTAACGCTCACCCAGTCATGGAAGTAATGCTCTTTAAAATAATCCTTTCCTTGCGCTCCCCAGATCTTGCTGTATTCAAGATCCTCAATATCAAACAGCCTCACGCCTAAGTCAGCGTAAACAAACTTCAAGAAACCCCAGCAGTCAAACCCTTCTAAGGACCGGCCCCTGTGCCGATACGGCAGCCCAAGATATTTATCAATGATGTATTGCTCTACATCACGTAGATGCGCCTTGCCGGTACCGATGGGAAAGCCCCGAATCTCTGATAATTGTCCAGCTGTTTGCATCTCTGTTTTGTCTTGTTGCATGTAAGTTCAGCTCCTGCATATCCGCACTCTAGCGATTTAAACTTCCAGCTGCAGTAATTCCGAGAGTAGCGCCTTGCCGGAAGATCCACCCCCAGGACATCAAACTTTCCTGTCAGGCTAAACTCCACGTTATTCTGGTCTGCTGTATAGCTGTCGATGTAAAATATGTCATCCATAAAAGCGTCCGGATCGGATAACTGATCCAGCCAGACCATGCGGATAGTAACTTTCTTACCTCTAAAATCAAACTGCTCTAAGTAGAGCTGAATCAGTCTTGAGACATTGGCAAGCCGCACCTTAACCTGGTCAATCTGCCCCTGGTTATTCTCGCCGACAAACTCATGGGTTATCGGAAACCGCGAATAAGTAATGCCGTTATAAATAACATCCTCGTCAAAACTCGCAAAACAGAGGTCATTTATCCCGTCATATTTTTCAAGCGTATACAAAAATATCGGCGTATTCTCGCGCTTGGCTTTCTCTTGCTTAAATGTGCTGTCGGTTTCACGGGGCATTATTTCACCTCGATAAATTCAAATTCAAAATCATACACGCCGTATGCCTTGCGGCTAAACTGAAAACTGTCCTCAACAAAACGCACGGTATATTCACTTGAATCGTTCGGATTTGTCCAGGTAAACACCATAAACGCGCCAAACTTGCCCTTAAAAAAGTCTGAAACCTCCGTCATTTCCGCATGTGTCCTATTG